CTGCGGAAGAAGCAGAAGCTACAAAAGTGGCAGAAGCAGAAGAAGCAAAGGCTCTTGAAGCCGAAAAAATTCAGGCTAGTATTAAGTCTGGAATAGAAACTGGAGCAGAAAAGCTCTTAGCAGATGTTGAAAAAGACTTTAAAGCTGCAAAAGATAGTGAGATCGATGAAGTTATTAAGAAGTATGAATCCGATCTTAAAGAAAAAGCAGATGAACTTGAAGCTATGAGAACTAGCAAGAAGAGTTTTGCTGATCGTGGTGGACAAAGTGTAACAAATAAAGAAATTTACGAGGCACATATTGTTAGTAAAATTCTACGCAAAGACTTTGGCACTACTACACTTGGTCTAGAAGTTATGCAAAAAGATGCTGATTTTGCTAGTGCAGGGGCAAATACAAGAATTGACTCTGCGGTTTCTACTCAGTTTGAGGAAGACCTACGACTAGAGCAACGTGTAACAGGAGCATTTAAAGAGCTTGCAATCAGTGCAGGATCTACTGTTCTTCCAGTTGCTTTGGACCCAGGCAATGCTAAGTTTCTTACTACCGGACTTGGATCTAACAATGCAGGCGGACAACTCTCTGATGCAGGTGACGACAATTACACAGTCGACCAAGTAGTATTAAATGCCCATCGTATGTTAGCAGGTACTCATATCTCTAATAATACTGATGAGCAGATTGTAGTTAGTTTGTTGCCAATGATTACTTCTGCACTTGCTCGTGCTCATGCACGCGCCATGGATAGTGCAATTTTAATTGGTGCAGGCGCTGGTGTAGCTACAGGTCTTATTGGTGCAGCCGCTGCGGATGATGGTGCAGGTCTTGCAACTACTGCAACTGCTATTACTACTAAGGCAGATGGCAGCACAGGCACAGCTATTGATGGATCAGATGCTACTGATCTTCTTGGTCCTTCACAATTGCTTGCACTTCGTGGTCAAATGGGTAAGTATGGTATGGACCCTGCAAAAGTAGCGTACGTTATAGGTCTTGATACTTACTATGATATGATGGACGGTACTGGATTCACTGATATCTCAGAAGTTGGCTCAGATGTAGCAACAAAGATAACTGGTGTTGTTGGTTCAGTATTTGGATCTCCAGTAATTGCCACCGATATTATTGTAGCACGTCCAACAGGTGCTGCTGCAACTACTGCTGCACTTGCAGTTAATGT